AAATAAAATGTATCTCAAATATGTATGTTGAATTCCCATGTAAGCTTAAACATAGATCAATTTCTCAAACAGATGTGGATGCTAGGTGTGTTATTAACTTAAATTATTACAAATGAGTTTTAAAAAAAATAAATATCATGTAATAAAATCCGCTATCTCAAAAGACTTAGCGAAAATCTCTTACAATTATTTATTAATAAAAAGAAATGCAATTGCTTATATGCGAGAAAATAATTATTTAGCTCCTTTTGATAATAATTTTGGAACCTGGAATGATGATCAAGTTCCAAATACTTTTTCTATTTATGGTGATTCTTTAATGGAAACATTGTTATTATACGTAAAACCTAAAATGATTAAAGGAACAAAATTAAAATTATATGAGACATATTCATATGCAAGAACTTATAAACCAGGTGATATTTTAAAAAAACATAAAGACAGACCTAGTTGTGAAATATCGACCACTTTATTTTTAGGTGGAAATAAATGGCCTATATATTTAAATGATGGAAAAAAGGATATTAAGATAAATTTAAACGAAGGGGACATGTTAATTTATAAAGGTTGTGATTTAGAACATTGGAGAAAACCTTTTAATGGAGAGGTTTGTGTGCAGGTATTTTTACATTATTCAACTAATAAAAAATTATTAAATGATACAAGACCAATGTTAGGATTAAATAGTGATTTTTCCAGTAATATGCCTAGATAATTTTTTCTCTGATCCAAAAGAAATTGTAGAATTATCTAAAACATATTCATATAAATCTACAAAAAATTACCCTGGGTTAAGATCAAATGATTTATCTGAAAATAAATTTTTTGTTGAACGCCTTACAAACAAAATTTTAAGTGTTATTTACCCAAATGAGTTTAGTTTAATATCTTGGTATAATTATTGTTATTTTCAAAAAGTACCTCCAGGTATAGATGGAGATGGGTGGATTCATACAGATTGGCCAAATCAAAGTGAATTAACTGCAATAATTTATTTATCTGAAAACTGTAATGTTGGAACATCTATTTATAAGCTCAAGAATTATAATATACAAAAGCCTGAAAAAGGTGATTTAAAAAAAGATTATTTTCTTAATCATGAAAAATATAAAAAAGAAGATGTAAATAAACTAATAAAGCAAAGAGATTCTTACAATAATAATTTTGAAGAAACAATAAATATTAAAGGTATTTATAATAGATTAGTTATGTTTGATTCTTCCATGTGGCATGCAGCTCATATTAATAATACAGATGAAGAAAGATTAACTTTAATAAGTTTTATATCTAAAATAAATATAAATTATTCAGATAAACAATTAAATTATCCTATTCCTACAATGAACAGGCTATGAATATAAAAATATTTAGAAATGTTATTGATAAACAGAAGCAAGAAGAAATAAAAAATACACTTCTTGAAGGAAGAATATTTCCTTGGTATTTTATAAAAGATGTTAGTGCTAGTAAACAATCTCGTCCTGGGATGCAACATGAATTTTGTTCTATTCAAAAAGGAATAAATTCAAAATATTTTGATAATATATTACCTATAATTCACTTTATTAAAAAACCTGAATTAAATATATTAAGAATAAATTCTTTTCTACAATTTCCAAATCCTGATTTTAAAACTTATGATACGCCACATTATGACTTACCCACAAGAAAAAATAAGTATACAGTGTTTTTATATTATGTTTTAGATTCTGACGGAGACACAGTTTTCTTTGATACAAATAAAAAAATCATTAAAAAAGTAACCCCTAAACAGGGGACTGCTGTAATGTTTGATGGAAAATATTTACACACAGCATATCAATCTAATAAACATATGAGATGTATTATTAATTTTAATATTGATGGCTCATATGAAGAAAATATAAAATATGCAAATTCATAAAATAAAAGTATCTACAACTATGAATATTCTTCAGGACAATTTAAAATATCTTGAAGACTTTAAAGATTTTAATAAACAATTAAAAAAAGATACTTTAAGCACTGGAGACATTCAAAATCACACGACTAATGTAAAAGCTTACATGACCCATTGGCAAATGGCTGATAAATTTGATTCTTATGCGAGATTATTAAAAATAATTTGTTTAGATAAATTACCAAAGTTTGATAACTTTAATCCTGTACAAGGAGGAGATAGTAATTTTTATTGTAATGATATGTGGGGACTTGTTTATAAGAAGGGGCAAGAAACTAAAAAGCATAGGCATTTAAATATGTTTTCCTTTACTTATTACGTAGAAGCACCTAAAGATTGTGCTCCTATTATTTTTTCTGATCCAGGTTATTTTGAAGTTAAACCAGAAACAGGAACTCTTTTAATTTGGAGAGGAGAATATGAACACTATGTTCCTAAACAAAACACAAATAAACTTAGAATTGCTATAGCTGGAAATATAGACTATCAAAATAAACCAGTAGCCAAAACAATTTAAGTAAATAGCCTAATCTTTATAGATATAGGGTATTAGTGTATAATACGGTCATGCCATTAACAAAAGTACAGTTTGCACCAGGATTTAATAAACAAGCATCAGACTCAGGGGCTGAGAACCAATGGGTTGATGGAGACTTTGTTAGATTTAGATACGGTATGCCTGAAAAAATAGGCGGGTGGCAAGAGATAATGGACAAAAAACTTGTTGGAGCTGTAAGAGATTCACACAGTTGGGCTGATTTGGATGGTAGAAGATACATAGCCTTTGGTACAAACAAAATTTTATATGTATACGATGGTGATGATTATTATGACATCACACCATTTAATACTTCACTAGCAAAGTCGGGTTGCGATATAACTACTACGAATGGTTCAAACACGGTTACAATTACATGTCCCACGGCTCACGACCTCGAACCAGGTGACATCTTAACTTTTGAAAACGCAGGATCGTTCACTGCAGGACAAACAGATTACACAGCAACAGACTTTGATGACGTATTATTTGAAGTGCAGTTAGCTCCTACCACAACTACCTTTACAATTACAATGCCTACGGCTGAAACAGGCACAGGAGCAACAAACGATGGAACTTTGGATACTAAACCTTATTACAAAGTAGGTCCTTTACTACAAGCATTTGGTTTTGGTTGGGGTACAGCACTATGGGGTGGATCAACTTGGGGAACACCAAGAGCAACTTCACAAGCAGTTTTAGATCCTGGATCATGGTCATTAGATAATTATGGTGAACTATTAATTGCAACTATTAAGAATGGTCAAACTTTTTCTTGGGATCCAAATAGTGGTGTAGCAACAAGAGCAACCTTAATATCAGGAGCTCCTACAAAATCAGTAATGAGTATGGTATCAGACAGAGACAGGCATTTAATTGTACTAGGAACTGAAACAACAATTGGATCACCAACTACACAAGATAAAATGTTTATAAGGTTCTCGGATCAAGAATCTTTAACTGATTACACAGCAACATCAACCAACACTGCAGGATCCTTTAGAATTGATAGTGGCACTAAAATTGTAGGTGCTGCAAAAGCAAAAGATTACATATTAATACTTACGGACACATCTGCTTATTTAATGCAGTTCGTAGGTCCACCATTTACATTTAGTATTAGACAAGTCGGATCTAATTGTGGATGCATTGGTCAACATTCAATTGTTTATGCAAACGGTGCTGTATTTTGGATGTCAGATTCAGGTGGATTTTTTGTATTCGATGGTACAGTTAAATCGCTAGGTTCACTTGTAGAAGACTTTGTATTTCAAACAAATGATGGTGCACCAGGTTTTAATTTTTCAAATGGATCTGAACTTACTTTTGGATCACATAATAGTTTATATTCAGAAATATATTGGTTTTATGCAACAGCAAACTCAAATTATGTAAATAGACTAGTTACTTATAATTATGCAGAACAAACTTGGACTACTGGCACATTAGCTAGAACTACTTACGAAGATGCTCATGTCTTTGGGGATCCGATCGCAACTGAGTTTTCTGCAAATCTTGCACCAACTACACCAACCATTCAAGGAGTGTCTAATGGAGCAGCAAGAGTATTTAACCATGAAATTGGCACTAATGAAGTATTAGCTGATGGTACAATCAATGCTATTCCTGCATATATTAAATCAGGAGACTTCGATTTAGACGCTCAAGGTGACGGAGAGTATTTTATTAAAGTAAGAAGATTTATACCTGATTTTAAATATCTAAACGGGAATGCAAAAGTAACGCTAGAGCTTAGGGATTATCCAGCAAATATTCAAGTAGGCTCACCACTTGGGCCATTTACAGTTACATCATCTACAGATAAAGTGGATACTAGAGCAAGAGCAAGACTTGCTGCAGTTAAAATTGAAAATGATGGAACAGATGAAAGTTGGAGATTTGGTCAGTTTAGATTTGACATACAACCAGATGGTAGAAGATAATGATAAAAAATTTTAAAGATATTGTAATTTTATTAATTACAACTGGTGTTCTAATTTTATTAGCTACCATTATTGTCGGAGATTACATTGTAGCCCTCGAAGAAAATAGACCAGTAGATGAGAGTGTAATTACACTAATGAAGATGTCCGTTACGGGTTTGATAGGCGTAATAGGCGGTTATATTGGAGGAAGTAGAAACTAATGGCTAAAGTACAAGTATTTTTACCTGAACCACCACGAGAGTTTAACCCTGAATCTTTTAGACAGATAAACTTAGCCTTAGAAAGTTTACAGAATCAATTAAACACTAATTACCAAAAAGAAGAGGACGAGAAAACTCAAAGGTTTACTTGGTTTATGCAAAGATGAGTTGTAATAATGTTAATCCAATAACAGGTGGAAGTACAGTTGATGACATTCCATTTTATTTAGCCGTACAGCAAGGTAAAGTTCCTGGTTACTCTATGGTTAATAAATTTGGATACAATTCTAGTATTGGTTCAGGTTCTTTTGAAACTATTTGGGAAACAGGAAATAACTATCCTTGGCAAACAGCTCAAGCTACTCTTGATGTAGTCAGTGATAATGCTAACGATGATGTAGTAGGAACAGCTGGAAGAACTTTAAGAATACAAGGACTTGATTCTTCTTATGCTTTTGTAGAAGAAACTGTTGATTTAGATGGTACAAACACAGTTACTACAACACAACAATTTTTACGAGTTTATAGAATGTCTATAGTAACAGCAGGGTCTTTTGGAAATAATGAAGGTACAATTACAGCTACTTATACAGGTGGCGTTGATGTTGCTGCAACTGTATCTCCAGGTAATGGTCAAACTTTAATGTGCTTATATACCATACCTGCAGGTTATACTGGTTATTTATTATCAATGAATATATCATCAGGTAAAGATCAAGAAATGGATTTTAAATTTATACAACGAGATAATAGTGTTGCTAATGCAGGGTTTCAAACAAAACAATTTTTAAATGTTAGAGGTGGACAGACAACTGTTATCTTTAATGCAATCAATGTAATACCTCATAAGTCAGATATTTATGTTTCTGGAAAGGCAAGTTCTACCTCTTCTTCTTCTGCTTCATTTGATTTATTATTAGTACAGGATGGATATTAATGGCTAACTTTTATAAAAACGCATTCTATGATCCAACAACTACTTCAGTAGTATCGGTATACTCATGTCCAGCTGATTCAAGAGCTATAATCCAAAACATTCAAGTTACAAATGAATCAGGGTCTAAAATACATAAAACAAGTGTGACTGATAACTCAGCATCATCAACTTACCAAATTGCATATGCTAGTATTACAGGACCAACAATATGTAATGTTGCCAAAGGACCTATTATATTAGAAGAAAGTGACATTCTTAAAATGGAATGTAATACTACAACAGGAGTATCTGCAGTAATTTCTATTTTAGAAATGAACAGATCAGAGGAAAATGGCTAAACAAAAATTCTTACATTTTGAACCTAGACCAAAACCTAGAAAACGTCCTAGACGTCACACCAAGAGTCTTAACAAACATAAAAAAAGATGTTATAAAAAGTATAACAGGCAAGGAAGATAATGACAGAAAAACCAAAAACAGTAATTATAAATGGTGAAGAAGTACCAGTTATTCCTGCGAAAGCAGTAGAAGAAGTAAAAAACAAAAGAACAGGTAAAACCTATGCTAGCAAAGCTGATTTTGATACTGATGTTGCTGATCCCAACACTGATA